TCATGGCTTAGGACGGCTGGGTTTGCAGCGAACGGCCGGAGCCGGTAACCAGCAACTGGCCGGAGCCGGTGCGGAGGAGGCGGGAAACTAGGGGGATGGCTACGGTGGCGGTGCGGGCTAATGGAATCTTGCAAAACGCGCCATCATTGAAGCGCTGGGGCTGCATCTCAACTTTGTAGGCTTGGCCGTCTACCGTAATTGGGCTCCCATAATTTAAGCTGCCAAATAAATCAGTTTTTGCAGTCAGCAAATAATCAATTACCGTAACACCTCCATCAAAAATAATTTCACTGTTCAAGTCGAGATAGCCAAGGCCTGTTACAGCCCCGGCTATTACGGGAACAGCGCCCATGTCCAGATCCAGAAAATCATCTAGATCGTCGAACGCCATCAGTCGCCAGGCTCCGCAGGCTTAGTCTTCTTGTCACCTTCGGGCGTGGCACCAACAACCCCCAAGGCCACCAGGGTGGCGGCTTCTTTGGCGGTTAGCCGGGGGATCTCGGCGCCATCTTCATAGCGGGCCCCGTCGTGGTCAACAGGGCCATTGAGAACGGTGTAAGAGGGCATAATCAGGCGACTGCGTTTTTGATTAAGTAGCCAGCCGCCTTGGAGGCAATGGCGGGAGCTTCGCAGCTAGACACTGGGAAGCACCAGGTTTTCTCGTTGTTTTCGTAATACGCTGGCTCGCTCATTGGGTATCCATTGAGGTTGTAAGTGTACCCATAGCTAGGCGCTCCCATTTGAGCTAAAGAGGCGACTGGCCTATAAACCAACACTATATCTTTGCCCCATACATCAGAAAACACGCCAGCATCGTTCGATTGAATAGCATCTCCTACCCAAACATTTGGCACGCCAAAAAGTGATGCCAGAAGTTCCGGCGTAGCAGTGTCACGACCGGTATATTTAATCCGGTCAATGATCACAGGATGCTGGGTCAACACCTCAAAAACCGCAGCCCCCATCACTAAATCAGTTGGGCGCTTTCCAATCTGTTGCCGAATGACTTCCTTGCCATCTTTTACAACCTTAACCGGGTTGCTAGTGCCGGTAAAGTCTGAAAATTGGCTAGTGCCGGAAAGTGTAATCTTATTAGAAGAATCATAACTTGCCGTATTAGTAGCCAGCGCAGCTTGTTGAATTTCAAGACGCAAGCCAACAATGTCCATCGCTCCATTGATGGCCATTGTCGCACCATCAATAGTAAAGCCCTTAGAAGGATCAAGCTGCTCTTCCCTGATTTCCTTGGGCAACGTGCCCTCAATGGAATAATCCTGAAGGCCGTAGTCACTCCCGGAATAACCAAACGAAACGCGAGGAGTTCTAGCGCCAGGGCTACGAGCCATGTTACTGTATTGCATGAAAGATTCCTTAGTAAAGGTAATAATCTTTCCTGCACGAGCACCCGTGGGAACACGGGGAAACAGGTTCATCCCTACAAACTCAGAGTTTTGAAACCCTTGAGCGATTGCAGTGTTGACGGGGCTGATGCCAGCACGGGCCTGGCTGAGGTTTTGTGCGGGCATGATCAGTTGGGGATAAGAAGGGCTTCGGCAATGTCACCAGCGGCAGCGGCAGCGGTGATAGATCGGGCAACGGTAGCGCCAGTGGTTCGGGTCACTAGACGGCCGACAGAGTCAAACTGCAGCGCAATGTCTGCGGCGAATGCCGCGCCGGCTTCAACCTGCGCAGTTCCCATCACAACAGCAGTGATGAGATCGCCACTCACGCCGCCAAACACCGCCACAGCGCCATGACCGCCAACGGCAGGAACAGCGCCAGCAAGGTTAATGGCTCGGTTCTGGGTGATGGTAGCCGTTGCCCTGATGGGCAGGCTAATTTCAGCGTAATTACCAACAGCCATGATCAGTTACCTCCTTGGGTGGTGATGGCGCGAATTGCATCCTGATAGCTAGCGCCAGGATGCTCAGCTTGATAGGCCAATGCACTGGTGTGGATCGCATCTTCATCAGCTCCAGGGCCAAGAACCCCGGAGAACGCAAAGGCCTTGCCAGGTTTAGCCTCATGGTTGCCGTCAGGGGCAGGGGCGTAAGGAACATTGGGGGCCCCGTCAGACTGCCGAGCCTGCGCAACGCTGGCGAGGCCGGCCTTTTCGGCAGCCAGAACAGCATCACCAGCCTCAACGCCAGTGGTCTTGCCATCAGCGGCCAGGCGCTCAATCAGAGCTTCATGGCCTGGCAGCGACCGGGCGCGAACATCGGCGATCCGCTGGCGCTCGGCGGCGGCGCCTTCAGCCCGCAATGATGCGACGACCTCAGGGTTAGCCGCCAACCATTCGGCAGTGGTCTGGGGCGTGGGTTGATTTTCATCCATAGCAAAACGGGCAGGGGGCTGGGTGGATGGGGCAGAGCGCCCACCAGTGGAGGCGCTAGGGGTTGCAGTGAGTTGAGCTATCAGCATGTCCAGGCTATTGATTTGGTCCGCGAGGCCCGCATCGATCGCCTGTTGACCAATGAACATTCGCCCATCAGCCATGTCATCGAGAACACGCTCAACCGATACCCCACGGTTGGCGGCAACATCAGCGACAAACAGCGAGTACAAATAGTCTACTTGATTCTGGATTACTTTTTGGCCGGTTTCGGTCAGCGGGCCATACTGCGATGCCGCCCGCTTGAACTTGCCGGCCACGATCTCGGTGGTCGTGACCCCCATCGCCTGCTCTCGCTGGCTCACGTCCACATGGGTCGCAACCACACCGATCGAGCCAACCTGAGCGGTTCCAGAGTCCAATACCGTCAGGTCAGTGGCAGAGCCTATCCAGACTCCAGCGCTGGCCATTAGGCCCTGAACCATGGTGGCGATCGGCTTCACACCACGCACCGCCCGCACCGCCGCCGCAGCGGTCTGGGTGCCAGCCACGGTGCCGCCTGGGGTGTCCGCCAGCAGAATTAGGGCCTTGACGGTGGGGTCTGCCGCAGCGGTCTGAACATCACGAACAAACAGCTCGGTGCTGGTGCCACCTGACACGTTGGTCATCAGGTTCATTCGCTGAGCCAACACGCCATGCAGCGGGATCAATGCCGCGCCGTTCCGCACCTCGTAGCCCTGCTGCTGCTCGGTCCCCAGTGGCCGGCCAATCCTGGCCTCTACTGCCGCAATGTCCAGTTCCTCCCCACGGCTGCGAGCCGCGTAGATCCCCTGGATTTCTTCCAGGCGGTTGGGCAGGATCGCCCAAGGTGCACTTAGGACATCAAGAACTGTCATAAGCCCAATCTAATCGGTAGTGCTGTTTGGGTCAGGTGGTGGCACCGCAACCGCAACGGCAGGCATATGCAGACCATCACGCACCCTGGCCGCCATCTCCCTGGCGCTTTGCCGGTGCTTGGTTTCCCAGTCGCCGCCGTCATAGGCCACAACTTCTTCGGCTCGGGTAGTGATGCCCTCCTCCATGCGCTTGGCTGCCGCCATGGCCTCTTTCAATGGATCGAGGGCCCCAGGGCCATCGCCGCACCAGCTGGTCTGGCTCCAGGCATACCGGATGAAAGGGTCAGCAAAAAAGCCTGGCGCCTGGATGATCCCCAGTGCCACGGCATCGGCCAACCACTCCTCATAAACGGGCTGGCATAGCCGCTGGGCCAGCCAGACGCGCTTGATTTGCCAAGTCCGCCAGGCATCCATCAATGCAGCACGGCTAGCGGAATAGGAGGCGTTGAAGGCCTTGGCCAGCACCTCCTTAGGAATCCCCAGGCCCATGGAGCAGATGTTTAGCATCGCCCCAAAGAATGGGTCGAAGTTTGGATTTGGGCGGCCAGGAGTTGGGCTGACAATGCTTTCGCCTGGCATCAGGTTCACGGCCCGGCCGCTTTGGATCGTGCCGTCCCAATTAGCCGCGGCCAACATCCTTTGTCGTTCTTGATCGCTAAAAATAGTCGAGTCTGCAAACGCCTCTGGGTCCATTTGCATAAACAGCGCCAGCGCTGCGCTGTTCACCGCCGCGTCCACTTCGGCATCGGTGTACCGGGTTAGCTGTTTGATTGTGGCAATGATCGGGGCCAGGATCGGCAGCCCACGGGTTTGGCCGGGGCGCTTTACCTCCTTCAGGTGCAACACATTGCGGCGGCCAGAACTGCCCCGGTACGGGATGCGCTCCCATGCGTTGGCGGTTCGGGGGACTAGCCGGCCTGGGTGGTAGCGAGAAACCTGGATCGCTATTGGCTCACCGTCGCCGTCACGCTCGACGCCATCAATCAGCGTGGCGGTATTCGTCCGTCCATCTGGATTGCTAACCCGATCAGCCTCAACAATCTGCATCGTCAGCCGAAACGGCCAATCCTCGCGGCCCTTATCGCCAAGCAGTACAAACACATCACCGCTGGAATCGTGCGAACGCAACGCCAGCTGCTGCTGCTCATAGAAACACAGCTCGCCATGGCGATCGGCATACTGCGATTTTGCCCACATTCCAAACCGCCGCTCGGTGAGACTTTGCCATTCGCTGGCCTGTTCATCCGAAAGGCCCAACTCCTTGGCGTCAATTCGGCTTTGCAGGCTGAGCCCTGTCCCAACAATGTGCGAAACCCTTGTCTCGATTGCCCCAGTCGCTACCGGTGCGGTTCGCTCGAGATCCCTGGAGAATGCCCGCAGGTCGGCCAGTTCATGCTCGGCCTCACCATCTGCATCCAGTAGCTGTGGACGCCAGTTGGCAAACCGCGGCGACCGAGCCATTCTGCTGGTGCCGGTCATGCCGCCAAAGGCCATCATCCCGCCATGGCCTAGGCGGTCAAGGTCGGCGGGCAGGGCCTGAGCCAGCTGAAGCTTCTTGTTGTTGCGGCGCTTTGCCATCAAAAGGTAGGCCTAGGGGTAAATCCCCGGCCACGGCCATTGGCCCGGCTGCTCAGCTCCTGCACTCTGCGATCCCATATCTGAATCCCTGCCTGAATTTCTGCCAGATCCGCACGCTTGAGCGTTCGATCTCCCATCTTTTTTTCCTGACCATCCAATACCTTGACCTCGGCATCGAGGTAATCATCGAGCCGCGCAGTGGCGATAGCGAGCGTAATTCCTGCCATGCCTAGCATCATACTCACCCAAAGCGCCCGCCAGTGCCAAACCTATTAGCCCCTCCCCCTCCCCCTCCCGTCCCCGGCGCCTGGGTGCCCAGGGTGCGGGCGAGCTGGGCCCACATGGTGCCCTTGGCGTAGCGGCGGGACACCAGCAACATTGCGGCATAGGCCATCCGCGTGCAGTCGCCGCCCTCGTCATTGCAGCCTGGGGGGTTGATCCAGTGGTATTCGGTGCGGGCCCGAGTCTTCGGGACGTGCTTCCAGGGAAACAGCTCCCGCAGGAACTCATCTGTAGAAGCCTGCCCAAAATGCAGGTATCGAGGCCCCGGCTGCTCAACCCGAAGCATGGCCTTGAGCATGTTCACGCTGGCGTCGTAGCCAGTGGTGTAGAGCAATCCACCGCGCCGGGTGATCGATTGATTCTTGCGGTTGACCTCCATTGGCTTGCCTTTCTGGATGATTGGCAACCCCTTGGTGCCCGATCCTTTCATCGCAACCCACCGATCGGGACGGGCGCGGCAGAAGTCCTCGACCTGCTTGCTGCACAAGCCGCCATGATCAACACCCCCCAGGTTGGCCTTCATGGTCCCCCCGTCCTGGCGGGCCCAGGCCTTCGTGCTGATCACGTCCAGCTGCTCCCATACCTCCGGCTGCTGGGGGTCCCCCTCAATCTCGAAGTGGGCAATGTGCCAGCCCTCTTCACCAGCCCCCCAACCCCACAGGGTGTAGACCAGCCGCTCACCCACGGTGCCACCGCCGCCCTGCACGTCCACACCATCGGTCAGCAGCAACACTCCGGTCGGAATGTCCCATTCCTCGCCGTCCCATGGATAGCCATTGCCAAAGCCTACATTTTTTCGCCGCTCGGCTAGGCCATCGCCGGTAAGTTTGCTGGTGATCTCATCAGCCCACGGCACCCCTAAATCTGTGTTGTGAAACGTTTGCATAGGCGCTACGTTCCCCATTTTCATCTGCTCCAGCGCC